AGCTTCAAGCACGATGGCGACCATAATTATCATTGATATTGTCTTCATTGAAATCCTCCTAACCGAGATATACTGCTGTATGTACTTTCGGCTTGTGCGAAGCGTCAAGGATATCTCCCCTTTGCAGCTTCGTCTTGCCGTGCTTGTATCTGATGACCTCAAAGCCATATCTGCCCCACTTCTGTGGGATAGTCCTTGCTGATGACTTGCGCGGAGTCTTCAGACCCGCATATCTGCAAGCCACACTGACAAGGTTGCAGCAGTTCGTTGTGGTGCGCTTCCGTAACTTCGAGCAGTTGAACTTATAAGGCTTCACTGCGTCATACAACTTTGCGTTACGGTTGCCCTCGTTGCTGTATGATATCTTCCCGCATCTGACAGCCTTTTCCATTCCTCTCGCTATCAATTCACGCTTCTTTTTGTCCTTTGCTCTTAGGACATAAGTCCAGTGGTACGCTCTTCCATCAGTCCGAGCGTACTTGAACCGCTGTATGCGTATGCCCTTGCGTATCGCCTGCGCCATCTTCGGTTTGTTTTTTTTCGCCATTTGTCCGCCCTCCTATGTGAGATATGTCAGTGAGAACGTAGTCGAATTCGATGAGCTTATCGTTACGGCCGCGCTCGACGCGTTTCGAACGATCAAGTCGCCCGAAGACGTGAGTCTGACTCCGAGAGCGTGAGAACTGTAATAGCTCGCACCCGTTGCCATCTGCAGCGGATAATATTCCGCACTGTTGAGCGTCGCTCGGAAGACATTCGACCCGCTCGCAGTTGAGGCCGTATTTCTGAATTCGACCGTTAAGAACGCCATCCTTCCGATCGTTGTAATCGAACCGCTCACGAACTCACCCGCTGATATCGAAAAATCGCTCGCTGACAAGGCTTTTGTGACTGCGGGCTGTATTGGCTTGCTGTCGCTTCCGTCGAGTCCCAGAGCTTCCGAGAGCGTCGTTCCTGTCGCTCCGAGTTCCATCGATTCGAATCGCTCCAAGAGTACGTCATAAACGGTCGTTACGATCTTATAGCGTCCCTCGGTGCCATACATCGGGAATACCACCCGAACGGTATCACAAAGCCGGCATTGCTGAAGCGATTTGTACTGAGCGTACTCGTCCGTATCCGAGAGCCTTACGAATTCGACCTCTATCGACTGAACAGGAAGTGCCGCGTCCATCTCTTTGAACGCTGCCAATCCCGCCGCATCAACTTCTGTATTCGTTGCCGGTTCGCTTTCGAATTTATCCGATACATCGAGAGCGACCGTTTCGCCCCTGTTCGTGATAGTCCGTCCGTATTCCTGAGCGTGGCCTTGAATGACTTTCGTTCCGTCTGTCCAGTACGGATAGACCCTCATATAGGTCTCAGAGTTGTCGACCTCTTCATTGTAGTCGCTCATATTGAGGCCGTATCTGATTGTAAAGTTCCGATCGACGCCTCTCTGGGAGTGCAGAATCACGTTGAACTTATCAAATTCGTATTCGCCCCCGAACGCATCGAGAAGCGACCCCTCGACCCCGCCGAGCACCGAACGAATCGATTTCGGAATCCTGTCAAAGCATCCGATGAACCTCTGAGCGGTGATATCCGATTCGAAACTGAACGGGTTCGTAATATCACCGACAGGAGACTCGAACAACGTGAACGCTTGGCTCAGTCTGTTCGCTCCGACCGCCGACGCGTCTATTACGATTGAATTGAGTCGATACGAGATATGCACCGCTCGGAACGTGACGACTCCATTGATCGGCCTTGTGTACCCGACGATGTCAAAGGGCTGTACGTCGCCCGTGTCATCGTGCTCGACCGCTATGATTCGGCCGATGGTTATCTCATTGAAATGGGCTCCTGTCACAGGATATTCGAATTCCACCTCGTAAACGGAATTTCTCTGTTCGGTAACTTTGCAGCTTATACAATCCCTCAGTCTCCCGAGTCCGTTCGAAGTGAAAGCCGTTTCAGTTGATTCGTATAGAATTGGTATCATAACAGCCTCCACCTCGGTGTTATCGCGAGATTTGTGATATTTCCGCTATAGGTTATTTCGTTTGTTCCCGGAGCCAATACAGGCAGATCGGAACCTAAATCAATGTAGCTATTAAGCGAAATAAGCTCACCGTCAACGATCTTGTACGCTTCGCCGAGGTCACAATCGATATATGTCGGCTCACCGAGGACCGACTTTGTTGATTCGAGCGTAAGCGAGCTGAACGACACGCTTGCATTTTTCCTCGAAAGATATGTGTTTGTATTCGTGCTGAATCGGAGCACGAGACCGCCCGCCGCCGTGTTTGTAACACTCATCGTAAGAGTCAGGCTCGCACTGTGTGACCCGCTCGTGAAATCGATTCGAATTACTTTGTCGTGAGTCTCTGCCGTCCTGTAAAGCAGATCGGGACTCGCTGTAAACGTGAAATCGATTTGCCTCGATGAAACCTGTCTGGATTCTTTGTGGAGAACGAGATCACCGCTGATATTTGTCCCGCCTGTTTCCGTCAATTCGTCCGATGCGGTCTTGCTCAGAACTGAGATTTTAAACGTCAGCCCATCAAGCACCATTGAGTCGCCAATCGTCCCGACGTTTGGGCTGTAATTCTGCGATGACTGTGAGCTGCTTGAGGAGTAAGCCTGTAAGAGTCGCACCGTTCCGAATATCTCGTTGGTGATTCCAATTTCATAGCCATTGAATTGAATATCTCCGTACCCATCGACCGCTAACAACGGCATTGAATCGAAGAGGGTCGGATTAGTGAGTTCTGCACTGCTTTCGACCATTATAGCTGTTTCTCCGCTGACCAGATATCGGAACGGCTTGCAATTGAACACAAGCTCGAACTCTCCCGCTCTCCCGTGACCGACAGGCTCTACTTCGAGGCCGTTAACGAACAGGCCGAGCCGATACTCATTCGGATTATACGTATCGGTCAACCTCTGATAGCCTCGTTTCGATGCGACCGCATTTCTGAAATTCCGTACCCTCTCGGCAAAGCTCGTCTGATCATCTCCGAACGTACCGGCCGGATAAGTGACTTCGAGGTTTTCAAATCGGCCATTGTCGATAATCAGATCTCCGTCTCTTCCCGGTATGGCCACCGCCTCGACCGACCGAACAGGAGCGTTATAGACTGCTTCACCTGTAATGTAAATGCCGAAGTCGAGCGAATTGACTCCGGCGAATGTTAAGCTGTTGAAAATTGGCATTTAGTACCTCCTATTCGAAAGCCAGACGTTTGTTTTTCGTGTTTCTGATAAGGATCTTCTCGACTTCCTTCGCGATCTGCTTCGGATCATCGCCGGTGATGTAGAAGTTATTCGTTTGTCCCGACTGCATCGCGTCGAGCTTATTCCACAACTTATCGAGAGGAACGACCGCCTCAGGGCCGGACTCACCGATTCCGATGATCGACGGAGAATCGAAAATACCGCCCGTCTTATACCAATCAACATTTAGTTTCGGGACGGTGTGGTTTTTGATACTGAACGAGCCTGTGATGCTGAAGTGCGGGAGCTTTATATGTGACATGATGTTCCCGACGTTCACAGGGAAGAATCCCTTTATCTTGTCGATAATGCCCTTGACCTTGTCCTTTGCGGTCTGTATCGGCTTCAGGATCGCGTCCTTGATGGCATTCCATTTAGACGATGCTGTCGATTTGATACTGCTCCACGCTGTCGAAACGGTGGTCTTCAGCCTGTTGACCGCCGCAGTGACGTTCGCCTTGATGCTGTTCCACGTCTGGATAAGATTCTTTTTGATTTCGGCTGCCTTCGCCTTGATCTTGTCCCAATTCTTGTAGAGCAAGACCCCGATCGCTATGATCGCCGCAATTGCAGCAATAGCGATTCCAATAGGCCCCGCAATAGCCCCGAACGAGATTCCGAGCGTTCCCATAAGCCCCGTGATGGAACTGATAGCAAACGATATCTTACCGAGAATCAGCAGAAGCGGAGCGATCACCGCCAGAACCGATCCGATTATTCCGACGACTGTCAGCACCTGAGGCGACAGATTACCGAGCCACGAAGCGAATCGACCGAACAGGTCGACTATCTTCTCGAGTGCCGGAGCAAGGTATCCCGCGAGCTGTGCTCCGACCGTCTGGAACGCAACCGTCCCGATCGCTTTCATCGTGTCGATGGAATCATTGAACTGATTCGCTTTATCAAGGGTCTCTTGGTCGATGTAGTCGAGATTGTATTTCTTCAACGTGTCCGAAACGTTCTTATAGGTTTCGCCCTGATCAGCAATGAGCGGGTTCAGTTCCGTCGCGGATTTGCCCATCAGCTTCATAGCGAGGGCATCCCTTTCGGTTTCGTTCTCAACCTTTCCGAGTGCCGTGATGACGTCCTGGAAGACCTCGTCAGAGTCTCGGAGATTGCCGTTCGAGTCGGTGATCGATACACCGAGTGCATCGAACGCTTTCTGCTGAGTTTTGCTCCCTTGCGACGCGTTGTACATGTTCTGCTTCAGCTTCTGGTTTCCCTTAGCTAAAGCCTCGACAGATACATCCACGAGGTCAGCGGCTGCCGAATACTTTTGCAGATCCTTCGTGCCGATGCCTGTCACTTTTGAGAGCGTGTTGAGGTCGTCAGCTGTTGCACCCGCCTTGACCGCCATTGCTCCGAGTCCCGCAGTTACCGCCGCGCCCGCCGCAGATATCGGCTTCATCGCGTTGCCCGCATTCGTCAATCCTTCGCCGATGCCTTTGAACTTCTCAGAGACCTTTTGCATATCCATACCGCTGATGGTCTTCGATGTCTTGTCGAGCTGGCCATTGAACGTCTTCAACTTCGACTCGGTCTCGATTATCTCTCTCTGAAGTTTGCGATAATCCTCCGCAGACATCTCGATCTCGCCCGAATCGACTTTCGCCTGAGTCTGCTTCAAGAGATCCAGCTTCTGCTTCGTCTCGGAGATCTTATTCGTCAGCAGTGTCTGCTTCTGTCTGAGCAGGTCGATATTCTTCGGGTTGAACTTCAGAGCTTTGTCGACCTGCCTCAGTTCCTTGTCGATGCTTCTTGTCTCGTTATTTACTTGTCTTAAGGCCTTATCGAGTTTCGTGGTATCGCCGTTGAAACTGATGGTAATGCCTTTTATTGCACCGCTTGCCATTTATTTAACCTCTATCCAAAGAACGCATTGATATCATTCTGCGAGGCCTTTCGTCTCGCGCCCCGCTTTGCTTCCTTCTTTGCTTTTGCTTCCGCGTGCTTCTGCCGGTCGTTGTACGCGATGACGAAATCGACCACTTGACCGAGCTGCATTCTGCGGATGTCTTCTACTGTCAATCCTCGCTCAAGTCCTGCGAGGATGACGTCATCGAGTGTGATGGCTGAAGAGTCTTCAGACTTGCCCCGACGTTCTTCAGCCTGTTCAGGTTTTTTGAGCTTACGAACCCCTTCAGAACGAGTTCATAGACCGCAGGGACGATCACGTCGAGCGGGAATTCGTCGAACTGACGAACCCACCGCTTCGGAGGATCTATATCCTCGTCTGCTGCCTTTGCCATCGCCCAGGTGACGTTGATGATGGTGTCCACGAACTCCACCTGAAAGAGTGGGAGCAGTATTTCCATCGAACGGCCTTCAAGAGCCGACGCGATGTCCGTGAAGTTCAGCTCGTTCTTGCCTGTTTCTGATACGACCGCAGACACGCCCTCAATGAAGGACGCGAGCAGCGGCATCAGAGCCGGCACGATATCACGGCCGAACTGATCCCTGTATTCCATCGTCCAGGCTACGTTATTCGATAGCTTGACTTCCTGTTTTCCAATCTTTATTACCTTTTCCATAGGTCACCTCTCTACAAAAAATGAGGCAGAGCATTACACCCTGCCTCTTGCCGTTTAGCCTTCTTAAAACGCTGGTGCGGTCGGTGCAGTAAAGAGTGTTGCGTAGCCTGTGTCTGCTGGCTTGAAAACAGCCATTGTGACA